ACCAGCAGCCGTATTTGCTACAGTTGCAACCGTTCCTACAGCAGCACCAGCAACGGTATTTGCGACACTTAGAGCTGTACCAGCAACAGCAGTTACAGCAGTGGCAGCGGTAGAAACTACAGCAGCACCAGCACTAAATAAACCTCCTATAGCAGCAGCTATAAAACCAGATCCAGTTGCAACAGGAATTATTTGTATATCTCCTTTGCCTTTCATTGATAGAAAATCTAAAGACACATCAAAATTATTCATTTTTATTTTGTAATATTGTTCACACATATGTTTTTCTACTTCAGGATAATTACAAATCAAAAATCTTACTGCCTCGGCTGGACTTGAAACAGCAGCTTCAAAATAAGAAGATCCTAAAAATTTTCTTAACTTCCCATATACTTTAATTTTTTTAAGCTGCATATCTATAAACCTCTTTTGTGAGTTTTATATATTGTAAATCATAAATTTCTCTGCAACTTAGTTTTTTTAAAGTATGGTGCAGTATTGTTTGATCTCCAATGTACAAAGCAACGTGATTAAGTTTATTAAATATTCCCTCCATTACTAAAATATCATTTGGTTGTATATCATTCTTATCTACTTTTTTAAAACCTGATTCTGTTAAAACTTTTGGAAAATAGGGATTTTCAGCAAATGATTTTAAATCTTTTGGTCTAGGCCAATCTTTTAATTTTAAATTTAGTTTTTCCTCAAAATAATCCCATATTAAAGATAGACAATCTTGTTTTCCCCAAATCCATGTTCTTCCATATAAAGCAGATTTAAAATTAGTAGGTTTAAAATTACACCATTCTTTTGTCATAGGACTATAAATAAACCACTCAAAACCTAAATAATCACAACTAGCTTTATCATTGTCAGAGGGAATTGCAGGGTCATTAGGATGTGAATGTACAACACCAATAATCTCTCCAGTATCTTCACATTCAGCCCAATCATCAGGATCAATTACAAAATATTCAAAGCCAGACTCTGCAATATTTTTACAAGGCCAATAGGTTTTTTCTCCTTTGATAATTGCCAGCAGTCCACATGATTCTTGTGGCATACATTCTTCAGCGTGTTTTACAGCTTGATCTTTCCAAGTCATGCGTTTATGAAACTACCCACAGCAGGGAAATCTTTTTTTGTAACTTGCCGTTTTGGTGCGCGTACACCTTCCAAGTCTAATGCTGATGAAAGTTCAAATTGAACAACATTTCTATTTTCAAGTGTTTTTCTATTTATAAAATATATTTCTTGAGGTAATTCTGCTGTGCTGTCAGGTGTTCCGTAAGGGTTTTTGCTTGATGGAAAATTAGCAGCATCTAAAAATTGAGCAAGTGTTCTAATTCTTACTACTTTTGCACCTTGTAAGTCATTAAATGGAGTTGTTGCGTTTACAGATGCCATAAGGCTTGTAATATTACCTAAAATATTTGAAACAGTAAAAACAGGTTTTGGAAGCCTTCCACGACCAGAGTATTCAAATCCAGTTGCGGTCAACGGGTATTTATCATAAGTATTACCCTGCCAAATTATTGAAGCATTACTATTTAAACCCACACCAGAATGAAATCTTGAAACAGTTGTTGCACCATGTAATGCAGAATCTAACGTCAATGTAAAAAGTTCAATAATTGACTTATTTGTTAATGCTTGAAGTTCTGCTGTAGGTAATCCCATTATGGTTCAAAAACCTCTCTAAAAGTACAACTTAAAATAGCTCTGTTGTTATATGGTATTGTTTTTGACCATGCTTGACAAACAAATTTACCAGCACCAGACAAAGTAACTGAAACATTACCACTATTAGTTGCGCTATTTGATGCGGTCACTGTAAAAGTGTTTTGATCAACAGCAGTTGCAATTGCAAAAGTACCATCTGTTGCTGATCCAGATGTGTAGTCAATCGTGACTACATCACCAATAGCAAGACCATGATTTGAAATGGTGATTGTAGATGTAGTACCACTTTGGCTATATGTTCCTGTTTTTGTAAAGCCTTCTGCTGGTGGTGTAAAGTCAAAACTTGCTTGATCGTTAACTCTACTTCTTAAAAATGCCTCTATAACGTCTGACTCCTCCTCTGTGACGTTAAAAACTAAATCATATAACTTAGGGTCTTGAGTTAATGGAAGGCCAAATAAAGCCCTAAACTCATATCCGTCACCCAAAGCAGTTGTTCTTATTTTTGGAACACTTGCTTTTTTCATTCCATAAACAGGAGAAATGTTTGGAAAAGTTGCCATGTTACCTCGCTAAAATACCGCCAGCTTGTTTTTCTTTTACAAGTTGAGCTTGAACAACAACCCCTATAATTTGCCCTAAGGCATTAAGGTCAACATTGTTACCAGAGGCAGCTACCCCACCACCTTCTACGTTAACTGTAACGTAATTATTTGTTATTCCACCACCGAGTTTGTTATTTGGAATAATTGTCCCAGCAGATCGAGGAACAAACAACTCAGGGCCTTTTTCACCTACCACTGAAATTTTATTTACAGGAGGTTGACCGCCATTTGCAAAAAGACCACCAAAAAGACCTCCCAAAAATCCACCAATACCACTCCTTCCTCCACCACTTGCAGCCTTTCCAAACGACTCTCCAAAACCACCTAAAACCCTGTCAATTTGAGCATCAATAATTTTGTCTCTTATTTTGTTCAATACATTTGTCATTGCCTGACCAAAAGATTGTGCGCCAGTAATTGAATCCCTTAAATTATTTTTTATACTGCCTTCAATCTCTTCACCGACAGCGGTCATTTTTTCTTTTAATTTGTCTGTTTCTATTTGTTGGTTTTTGATTTCATCGGTGCTTTCTTTTTGAATAACAACTCTCTCTTTGAGTTCTTCATTTATGAGTTGATCGGATTGAAGTGTTTTATTTCTTCCATCTAACATACGAATATCGGCATCAATTTCTTTCAATTTTGTTTCAAGAGCTTTTTTTGATCGACCTTTTGCTGTTTCTAGTCTTTCATTAATTTTTTCTCTCAATTCTTTTTGTTTTTGTAATTGTTTCGTAACTTCTTCTTCAGAACCTTTTGCAATTGCATTATTTAATTCATTTTGTGCTTTTTTAGTTTTAATAATCTGTGTAGTCAAAGCTCCTAAACCAATTGCTAAAGCACCTATACCAGTTGCTGCAATTGCACCAGATAATCCAAGAACTGCAATTTTTAGTGCACCTATTTTTATTGTTATAGCCGCTATAGCTGCCCCTGCTATGGGAACTGCAACTGCAATAGTTTTTGCTGCGGCTGCTATACCAACAAGTAGTAGAGTTGCTTGACCAGCATCACTGTTTACAAATTCTGTTAATACCACTAAAAGTTTTGTTAAAACCTTTGTTCCATCAATCACTGCTGGTTTAAGTAAATCACCAACTGCTCTAGACAAGTTTTCAGCTTCATTTGATAAATCTTTAAATACTTGAGTGGGATCTGCTTTCACTAAAGCTTCTAAAGAAGCTGCTCCATCTGTTTCAATTGTTCTTAAAGCTCTTAAAACAACTTCACTTGTAAGCTTTCCTTCAGCAGCTAATTCTTTAAGTTTTCCAATAGGAACATTAAGTTCATCTGCTATTGGCTGCAATAATGTTGGTATTTGCTCTGAAATACTTCTAAATTCATCACCAGCAAGCCTTCCTGATCCAAGAGCCTGTGCTAACTGCCTAAATGCATTTGATGCCTCAATGGTTGATGCACCAGCCAACTTAGCAGCCGTATTGAATCCAAAAAACGTACTTTTTATATCTTCTACACCAACACCTAAAGGAGCTAATCTTGCTGTTATATCTGTAATTCCTTCTAAAGCTTCAGTTGCACTAAGTCCAAAAGCTCTCTGTGCATCTGCCGCAATTTGTTGTGACTTTGCAAAAGTTCCAGACGCTTTTGTAAGTAAACCAAGTCTAACGTTTAATTTTTCAAAGTTTGCAGATGTACTAACTGCTTGTTTTGCTAATAATCCAATACCAATACCAGCAATGGCTGTTCTAAGACCACCAAAGGCAGACTGTAGTTTTTGTGTTTTTGCTTGAACTCCAGTTAATGCTCTATTGGCACTGGTCGCATCAACTTTAAGTCTTACTACTGCCTCTGCCACAGATTAAAAAAGCCTTTCTTATATATTACCTTGAATTGTGTTTTTGTCGTTGTATCTCTCTTTTTTCTTCTTCATGCTTAATTTCATAGTAACCAGCCCAATAGATGAACTCTTCTTCAGTAATTAATTTTCTTAATTCTTGTACTGTTTTTCCTAATTCTTTTGCGAGAAAAAACTCAAAATTTAACCAGTTATCCCGCTTTAATCTTTTTTTGCTGTATCTAAATCAAGTTTTATATCAAATAAAAATAACTCTATCTCGTTTAAAACATTTTCTGGAAGTTCTCTTTGCAGATTTGGTGCATCTGCAAGAGCAAAAGCTTTTGTACCATCTTCAAGCTCTGCCATTTGACAAAGTAGTTGTGTTGACACTGTAAGAGCCTCGTCAGTTCCAGCAACACTTTGCGCTCTTTGCCTATCAAATCTTGTTAATGGCTTAAAAAACAAATCAACAACTTTTTCACCTTTAGAATTTTTAAATTCGTATTTTCTTCTTGCTGTCATCTGATCTTTGTAAGATTCAGTTAACAGATCGATAGTTCTTTTGTTTGGCATAAATTAAGTGCGAAGTATTTTTAATTTACTATATATCTGAAGTTATTGCACCCGAAGTTTGGAAGGTGATATTTATTTCTTGAATCTCACCAAGTGTTGCTCCATATACTGCATTAGTAACAATCCCAGCAAAACCAAACTTCTTTGCACTTGCCGAACTATCTGGGAACAATTCAAACAATGCGTCAGCGGCATCACCTGTAGTTAATACATCTTCAACAAAGGCTAAATAATCTGAGTTACCAGCATTGTCATAAATTAGGGTTGCTGAACCTTCACCAGATATAAGACCACCAACAAAAGTTTTTGCTGTATTACCCATCACAGTGGTTTCTTGAGTGTCTTTGGTAATATTTAATTCCCAAGACCTCAAACCTCCAATATCAGCTTCTGTCCCACCAGCATTGTGGAACATTATTTTACCGACATCACCTTTTACAGCAGCCATAACAAAAAAAAGAATTATTTATAAATATATTAACTCTTTTCAGACTTTTTTACATCTTTTTTTGAATTTTGTTGACTCTCCATATATCTTTTACAATTAGGATCCCACATTTGTGCATCTCTTACACCTTTTACAGCTTCTATAGCGTCAAGCATTTCTTCAGTAATAATAAGTTTTGCCATGATTAAAGATCCTCGTAAATGTTGAAAGTGATTCTAATTTGTGTTTGAAATTTTCCTTCTGGACTTGATGCAAGTATCTCAGGCCCAACAGGTGAATCAAAAATTACATTAGATACAGTCACTCTATTGTATAAGTCTCTAAGCCTTTTGCAAATTGTAAAATTAGACCCTGCCCCCAAACCTTCCTCAGTAAAAACATTTAAAAGCACCAAACCAACAACATTATTATCTGAATCAGTTGTCCCTCCCATTGTTAAATACTCACTTGCACCAAAACTTGTGATGCACTGAACAAAAGTATCTTCTGCTGTTGAGTCAAAGGTCATGTTATTGAATACAACAGGGATAGCTGGGCTTGAAGCAAGCTCTGTGGCTAACCTTGCCTCTATTGTGGATCTAACAGTGTTTAAATCAGTTGCAGCCATTTAGAACCTCCTAAACTGTCTGTTGATATAAATTTCAAGTTCTTTTCCTATTAAAGCTGGAAAACCAGCAACAGTTTTTTGTTTTGTTCTATATTTACCACCCCATGAAGGTGGCAAGTTAGTTCCAAAACATACAGGCTCTGCATAAACAACATTATTAGTTACTGTACCTTCAAGTGGCTTTATATCTGTCTGCCAAGCTGCTCTTAACCTACCTGTATCAACAGGTGTTGCTTTTTTTACTCTTCTTGTCCACTCAAGAGTAGTCCCAGCAACAGCATCAACTATTAATTCTTCATAAAAATCTTTTACTTGTGTAAGTTTTATGCGTCTTGCCATGATTACCTCAAGATAAGATCAAAACTTATAGGAGTATTATTTTGCTCATTTGTTATTACTTGAATAATTTTAAATTCAACACTACTTATCACAACTCTATCTTTTGTTGTAGGAACAAAAGTAAGATCACCAGCAGATATAGTAAGCAATTTATCCTGTGACTCAATCAAATCATTTACTTGATTTCTTGAAACATTGCTCAATGCACCTTTGATGGTTGTATCAGATGTAGATTCTGTTATAGCTCCAGTAGTGGTATTATATGCCCCTGCTGTTACTTGTCTGATAGTTACATCACCTCCAAGTTTGCCCAGAGTTTTTGATGCAGCTTTTTTTAGTTCATCAGCAAGACTCATAATGAATAAGCTATGACCTGACCACTTGCAAGAGTGATGCTTGTGATAACACCCTCAACTTCTGTTGATGCTTTCATTGTGATGCCGTTAATAGTAGATGAACCATTTTCTGTTAAGTTCTCAGCTACAAAAGTTGCTTCAGCATCTGCTAAACAATGCACCTTACCAAATCTGCCTGTGTGGGTTGCAGTATTTGTAATGATTAACCCTGCTGGGTATTGATAGCCGTAGTTCACTTTAAGACCTCTTGATTGATAAATTT